GGTGACAGCAAACGCAATTTGCAATTGGATTGGCACGTTGGTGTCGTACACGTAGTCGCCCTGGTCATCTACGCCCATAAACAAGTATTTGGGTATGGCAGTCACAACAAATGTGTTGTTTAGCGTTGTGAGTGTGCCAGTAAAACCTGACAAGGTAATGCTGTTGCCAACCTCAATTGGGTTGTTTGTGAGCGTGGCAATCACGCCTACGTTGTCGGTGATTTGCGCGTGGGTCGTTGTGTAGGTGGCCATGCCACCAACCTAATGACTAGGCGTAGGTGAAACGACGGAATTTGGTGCCGTCGATCATGAGTGTGGCGAAGTAGCCGCGGAATGAGATTTGACGGCCTAACACTTCAGGCTTGTCAATCGCAACAAGTCCGCGCTGGTTTTCGTAGATCTCAAAGCCTGCAAATGGGCCTGCAGCGCAACCTACAATGGCGGTTTTTGCAGCAAAGTTTTTGTCCACAACAAGCGTCAAGCCAAGTGGGTTGCCGTTCCAGTTTGATGCCGCATACGACGCAGATGATGCGTTAAATGGTGCAACGCTTGGGAACAGTGGTCGGTTTTGGCCGTCAACAAGACTGCCAATTTTTGCCCACATTTCAGGGTCAACGAACAAGTGCGTTGGCAACACGTTGGTTGATGCGCTAATGAGTTGTGCGGCTGTGTAAATCTCCGACAGAATCGTTGCGGCTGTTCCAGACCAGGTGCCTTGGTCTGTAGAACCTGAGTACATTTGATCGGCTGCGTAATTGTCAGTCGCGTCGGCGTACTGTCCGGCAAGGTCTTGCAGGATAATGTCAACACTGTTTGGGTCTGTCCAATCAACGTCTTGTTCAGAGACAAGCACGGTGCCACCAAAAGTCAACCGGGTGACAATGTTGCTCGACACGACCATCGTGGTTGAGCTGAGCGTTGTCAATTCAGTTGACTGTTGTGCAACTGAAGTGTGCGTGGTGATTTCTGGGCGGTTAAAGGTTTTGCCGACACCTAATGGCATTGCACGCGCACCGACGTTGCTGACCACTGGTCGCAGGTAGTTGATGTTGTTGTACACCGGGCCAACAACTGGTACTGGCAACAAGCCAGGTGTGTCGGTCGTAATGATGTCGCCTGCAGCTGCAGCAATTGGGTTGTGGAATGCTTGATGATCGGCAACCATGCGATTGACGGCTGCGAACTTTTCGCCGCCTTGCACGTATGCAGACACCCATTCCGACATAGATGGCAGACGCGATGGCGCTTTGCGTGCCTCAGCCCAGATTGGGGTTTTTGGTGCTGCGGCTGGGGTTTCTACTTGCTCGATTGGGTCAGACATGGATTTCTCGCTTTCGTTGATTTTTACCTTAGCAGCCGCGATGCTGTCAATGGTGGCACCCTCAAATGCGGGTTCAGCCACAATTGACAATTCACGCCAGGCCGCCTTGCTGATGACTAGAACGCCTGCGTCGTTGTATTCGGCGTCAATTGGGTCAACACCTACCGACACGCTGTCTAGGGCGCCGTCTTTGATTAGTTCAATGACGTCATCGCCTTGTTTGGTGGCGCTGATGCGTGCGGCGTAGCGCATTTCTTCTTCGTCATCCATGCGGGCGGTGACTATTCCAATGATTTTGTTGCCGTCGTGTTGCTCAAGTAGGCGTGGTGCTTTGCCGTCAATGGGCAGGCTGCCGGGTAGGAACATGACTTGTTCGCCGCCGCTTACTGTGGCAATGACGTTGTATGGCACTGCTACGCCTTCAATAATGCGTGAGGGTGTGTCGCCTTCAGCTGCGGCGATTGCTACTTTGCTGGTCGTTAGGTAGATCATGTTTCCAGCGTAGGTCATGGTGTTGCCTTGTTTTGTGTATTAGTCGGCTATGGGTGTGCCTGGGGTGACTGAGCTGCCAGAACCAGCCGGCGCGGGCAGCGCAACCGGCTGGCCTGACATGTCGTTGTCATACAAGTATGAGTCAACGTCAAGTTCTATGTAGCGACCGCGCGGTGTTATGTGGTTGAGTGACAGCGTTTGTTCTATGCAGTCAATGTATGGTTTGGCGCCAAATAGGTAAAGGTCTTGACGTGCCTGTTGTGCGTTTTGGTAGGTCATGCCGCTGCCTGCTGGTGCGCCAACTAGGTATGGCGGAATGTTTGCGACACGTGACAACTCAAGTGCCTGGTAGGTGCGTGCGCTTACCAGTTCCATTTTGCTTGGGTCAATGTTTGATTCCTTCCACTCGACGTACTCGTTCAGAGCAGCGACGGATGACGTCAAACGCGCCTCACTCCAGGCGGCTGCGAGATCAGCCAACTCTTGGCCGCTCATGGGTTCGCCGCCTGTTTGTTTTAGGTACCCGGCTGGCACTTCCATTGTGGCGAATCGTTCTGCTGCTGCGTCTAGGCGTGTTGCGGTGTTGATTGCGCGTGATCCAGTGAACAGCAACGCTGGGATTGGCGACAAGAATTGCACGACGTCTTTGGTGTCTAGTTGTATGCCCTGAAAATAGATTTGTGTTGATGGCCCCCACCATTGCGGGCCTGCCTGGTCAAATGTGGTGACGTCAGCTGCAGGTATCCACGTGAATGCGCTGGGAAATCCTGCGGCGTTCCGTTCAGTCACTACCCAGAAGGCTCGCCCATAGAACATGAGGTCGTCGGCACAAAATGACATGATGAAGTTGCGTGTGACGTTTGGGTCAGGATTCTGAAACCATGCGTCGGGCGGCAGGTTTATGTATTCGTAGTCCTCGCCATCCCATTGCCGGCCGTATTGCGTAATTTCTAGGCAGCCAATCATGCCGCAAATTAGGTCGCGTGCTCGACTGATGGTTGGGTTGCGTAGCGCGGTGCTGCGGTCAAATCCTGTTGTGTAGTTGATGAAGTTGCCAACAAGTGGATTGCCTGCGGCACCTGCGGCAGCTTTGACTGACGGCATTGTTTCTTTGCGCGTAAAAATACCCATGACGCAATACTAGGCAACGCGCTGTTGTCTTGCGGTGCCAACTGTGGCCCGTCTGACTGCGGGTGCTGGGCGGCTACTGATGCCGGCAGCCCACACTAGGCAGCGTGCTAACTCAATCGGCCCGGGCGATTTTGTTGACGACAATGCAATGGCGCCTGTGGTGCGTACCGCTACTGCTCGGCCGACGTGTTCAGCAAGCATTGTTTCGCCTGTGTGCCATAGCCGTTTTTCGTTAAGCATTTGACGCACTACTGCTGTCCAGCGACAGATTTCTTGGTAGCCGACAATGATGCGTCGGCGTTGTAAGTGGGTTGGGCATGACACGTCAAGGGTTGGTGTGATGGCCAATACGACTGTCGGGTTGAGTGCCATTTGTTGGTCTATGGCCTGCCAACACGCCTGGATGGTGTCAACCTGAAATGCAACAGTGACCGTCATGTTGTCGTCAGTGTTTGTGTTGCAACGCACCCCGACGTAGCGGCCGTCATCCATGCTGACCTCGACTGCCAGTACGCCGCCAGGTAGTGGCGGGTTGCTGGTGCGTAGCTCTTGAAACAAGCCTGGCGGCAGCCACGACTGATCGGTTTGTACCCAGACGTTGACCGATGACCGTAAGAAGGCTGCCCTGTTAGGTGCATGCGATTCGGCCTCAAGTGTGTCAACGCTGATGGTGTGTCCTAGTGCTGGGTTGGCATACGCCCAGGCTGCCGCGGTCATTGGGTCTAGTTCAGGTGGTGGCGACCATTCGGCTAGGTAAATGCCTGTGTCGTCGCCTGTGTCAATGCCACGCAATGCAGCTTCACGCCAACGCAACATGGCAACGCTGGATTCGGTGCCGGCTGTGCTGTAAAACATTGCCAACGGGTTATCAATAGCGCGTTGCGTAGGTATGAAACCGATGTCCAAAGTGTCTGAGTCCAGGCCCCACAATTCGTCACCAATCAGCACGTCAACACCTGACAAACCGTGAGGTGCTGCCGGCCGTGCCGCCTTAACTAGCCATTTGCTGCCTTTGTAATTGATTTCTGTGCGACCGTAAGACCAGGTAGGCGTAGCCGAAAACTTGCCCTCGAGCAGCGGAGCCAAATCTTGAAACATTGCAACAGCAACGTCAAGCCGATGAGCAAACGTCACGACCTTAACTGGGCGACCAATGATTGACGGGTACTCAGTAAGCAGCCAACCGATGCTGGCAGCGATGCACACAGACTTGCCCTGTTGACGCGCCGTGCTAATGAGCGAAGTGCGATTACACCAACGCCCATCTTTGTCATAAGCAAATTGTTGCGTCAAAACGTGACGCTGCCAGGGCATCAGCTCAACACCTAGATGCTCAGCTGCCCACTCGATCACAGACTGCCCATGCGAACCGACAGCATCCTTGACAATCGTTTCTAATCGCGGCAAGTCATGACTGATTCGTTTCGGCTTGGCCGTCTTCTTGGGCAAGACAGAGACGTATGGGCGTAGGGTCCCT